GCGAGGGTGCATCGGAGGCGGAGGCGTTCGCGGCAATTCAGGCGAAGTTCGGCGGGCAGGCGGATGCCTACGCGAAGAGCACGGCGGGGCAGTTCGAGCAGGCAAAAATTCGAATGGGCGAACTCAAGGAACAGCTCGGCGCGGTGTTGCTGCCAGCGTTCACTGCGTTCGCAACGTTCATGGTAAACGTGGCGCTCCCAGCGATTGAGGACTTCGCGAACCGGGCGGGTCCCAAAATCAAAGAATTCGCCCAGGATGTGAAGGCGTATTGGGAATCGGATATAAAGCCGGCGCTCGATGCACTGGTAGCTGCGTATGAGAAGTTGGAGCCGGTGATTCGGCCGATCCTCGAGACGATCGGGCGGCATATCGAGAACGTTGGGCGTGTGTTGAAGGACACGGTTTCGCTGATTCTTGCTGTCATATCGGGGGATTGGGGCCGGGCGTGGGACCTCGCGAAGCAACTTGTGGAGGACGTGATCCAGTTGCTGAAGGGCGATATCGAGGGGATCGTCGACATCATCCAGGGCGCTCTTCCGCTGATCGGGGAAGCCGCTCGCAACATCGGGAGCAGTATCAAGAACTCGATATGGGAGGGCTTGGGCGACCTGTGGGCGCTCGGCGCCGACATCATCCACTGGATTCTGCAGGGGCTAAAGGACATGGCGTGGCAAATCGGCGACTGGGCCAAGGGTGCGCTGGACCCGCGCAAGTGGGATATTCCCGGGCTCTCGCCGCTGCTCGACGCCTACCAGCACGCGGGCGAGATCGCCGGCGGAAACCTTGGCGAGGGTATGCGTCTCCAGATCGCCGCGAAATCGACAGAGATTGAGCAGGCGGCGGCGGACATTACCCGGAAAGTCCGTGACCTCGCGCTGAAAGCTGAGGGCGATGCGGCCAAACTGCCGGGTGGGACAGCGATTACCGATGCCTTGCCCGTGTCGTCTCCGGGCGGCATGGGAAACCCGTCAGTCAACTACGTCGACCCACGCGGGACAAACCTCACAGCAAATGACATCTATGCCTGGCACGAGGCGCCTGATTTCGGGTTTGTGGGCGCGCGCCCGGTGGTGGTCAACATTCAGAACGCACATATGACTGACCAAGCCTCTGCGAACCGGACGCTGACGAACGCGTTGCGGGCGGCGGGGGCGGCCTGATGGTCGACGTCGTCCGTTACGCCGAGAAGTTCGAAGCCACCGACGCGAGCGTGAGCCAGGCGTTCCCGGATTCGAACGTGGTCTACACGCCGAGCCAGAGCTACCGGGAGACGTGGGCGCCCGCGCAGGCCGCGGACTACGCGCACGACTTCGCGGGGTACGGCCGCTGGGCCAAAGAAGTCGGCATCGAAGAAGTGCGGGGCATGATCTGGGGGACGAGCGGGAGCAACGCGGACAGCCAGTTCGACAACCTGGTGAGCAAGTGCGCGAGCGTCGGGCTGGGCAAGCTGTTCGTGATCGACAATGCGGGCTCGCGGCGCTGGTGCTACGCGAAGCTGGCGGCGCGGCCGGGCTACCAGACGGACCCGAATTCGCTCTACAACATCCCGTACGTCCTCCGCTTCTTGCGCTTCTCGGACTGGTTCGACACCTCGCTGGTGAGTGCCTCGAGCGCCGTGAGCGCGAACTACGAATCGTTCGTGGTGAACAACACGGGCAACGCCTACGTGAAGACGGGGTTCGTCATCCAGCTGACGGCGACGGCGGCGGTGGGCTTTTCGAACGTCATCATCACGAACGTCACGACGGGCGAAATCATCCGCTGGAACAACTCGGCGCGCTGGAGCGGGGCGGTCCTGCGAATCGACAACAGCGACCTGAGCGTGAAGCTGCTCCCGGACCCGGGGCTGGTGGTTGGCGACAGCACCAGCTTCACCGGCGAGGCGGGCGTGGGCGGGCCGGGGGTGTACGTGGACGCATACCCGTCGGCGCAGCTGGGTTCGAAGCAGAGCGGGTTCATCACCTTGAAGCCTGGGAACAACACCATCGTCATCCAGGTGGACGGCACGGCGGCGTACACGCGCTACCACGAGTTTTACCCGGCATGGGAGTGACCGATGGCAACGCTACCTGACAAGGGCACCGGCGACAGCGACATCCAGTCGATCGTCTTCAAGGAATTCATCGAGGCGATGTCGGACGGCATCAGCGGGCTGAACTGCGTGCTCAGCGGCTGCGCGATCACGGGCGGCGCGACGATGACGCCGAGCGTGGCGAAGGGCGCGGTGCTCACGAACGGCGTGCTGAAGCCAGTGACGGCGGGCACGGTCACGATCAGCGCGGCGCACGCGACGCTGCCGCGGCTGGACCTCATCGTCGTGGACTCCACGGGCACGAAGCAGGTACGCACGGGCACCGCGGCCGCGGCCCCGAAACCGCCGGCGAGGACCGCGAACGACGTCGTGCTGGCGTGTGTGTACGTGCCGGCGCTGGACACGGCCATCGCGACCACGCAGATCATCGATTGGCGGTTCATGCGGCTGCAGGGCCCGATCGTCATCGCGAAGAGCACCACGCCGGTGACACAGAACACGCTGGCGACCATCTTCACGCTGGCCTCGGTCACCATCCCGAACGGCCTGTTCCTCGCGGGCCGGGTGCTGCGAATGAGGATGGGCGGCAACTACCTCTCCAACTCCGGCGCGCCGACGTGGACGTTCACCATCAGCTACGGCGGCGTCACGTTCATCGCCGATGCGACGGCCGCCACCACGGCGGACGCGGACCGCGGCTCGTGGGACCTGGAGTTCGACCTGTACGCCATCGGCAACGCGCTCCAGCGCATCGATGGCCACCTGCGCTTCCAGTCGCCGGGCGCGAAGAACGCGCCCATCACGGGCACGGCAGGCGACTTCGCCACCGTTGCCGACGTCAACGCCGACTTCAACTACACGGGCGGCACGGTGGACTCGGACGCGGCGGACCGGATTCTGCTGGTGCAATGCACGATGTCCGTTTCGAACGCGGCCGTGGAGACGGTGATGGACGGCTACACGCTGGAGCTGCTCTAAGCGATGGCTGACCGCAGCGTCCGCGTCGATGTCTACAACCCGGTGGGCCAGCTGGTGGGCCCGGGGCCGATAACCGCCGTGCTCGCGGCTTCGTACGAGCAGGGGCTGGGCGAAGTCGGCGCGTTCACGCTGGACATCCCGGCGGAGGACGCGCGCACCAGCCTCATCGGTCACGGCTACGAGCTGCGCCTCACGCGCGGCGACGAGGGCCTGGTGTTCCGCGGCATCGTCGACAAGTTCAACACGATGGTCGGTGACGATGACCGGAAGGTGATGCGCGTCACGGGCGCCAGCATCGGCCGGAAACTGGTCTGGGCGAACACCCTGGCCGGGCTGCAGTTTTCGAACGCCCCGCTGCGCGCCGCGGTCGACCGGCTGCTCACGCTGGCGAGCAGCCAGGTTACGGCGGGGTTCACTTCGGGCGCGATTGACGAACCGCTGACCGTGCTCGAAGCCCAGCGGATGGACGGGATTTCGGTCTGGGGCGCGCTGGTGCGCGTGGCCGAGACATTCGCGTTGCTGCTTCGGGAAGACGCCATCAACGCCGAGATCGACGTCGGCTCTTTCGGCGCGAACCCGCGCGGGCTTCGCTTCCAGAATGCGCAGCAGATGACGGCCGCGCTCGGCGCCAGCGAGAACGTGTTCGCGATTGCGGACATCGCGGAGATTGCCAGCAGCGAAGACGTGTGGACGCGCGTGATCCCGCTCGGCGTGAACCAGGGCATCGCGGGGGCGGTGCCGGCGATGAACCTGCGCTACGCCACGCGCACGGCGCCCTACCCCATCGTCAGCTTCACCGGGCCCGACAGCGAGACGCAGTATTCGATGGAGGACTACAGTGCGCAGGCCACCTACGGCGTGCGCACGAAGGTGCTCTACCTGAAGGATGCGGCGGCGCTGGGTCTGAGCGCGACGGACTTCCAGGGCGCGGCGAACACGATGTACGACCGGGCGGCCACCTGGCTGGCGCGGCATTCCACCCCGCAAACGAGCTATGCGGTGCGCGTGCTGGGCATGAAGCACCTGACGAGCGACGGCGTGCCGGTGTTCAGCGTAGGCGACAAGGTGCGCGTTGTGTACCGGGGCGTGGTCCAGGACGCCAGCGGCGGCCGGCTGTGGAAGGAAATCGACCAGTCGCTGTACATCATGAGCTACCGGCGCAGCTGGGCCGGCTCGACGGACGTGTGGGATTTCGTGCTGAGCAACATCCCGCGCCAGGTGGACGACGACGGAAACCGCACGGTGCAGATGATGGAACAGGTGAGCACGCTGCAGGCGGTGCCGTCGCCGTTCATCATGCTGGCCAGCGCGGCGCTGCGGGCGGACAAGCACGGGTTCCAGGCGAAGCGGCTCAGCGGGCAGTATTCGTTCGAAGCCCTCGGCGGGAACTTCGGGATGATTCCCCCGCCGGCTGGCAACGAAGACATGGACTACAACAATGACGGGGTCATCAGCATCCTGGACCTCTCGTTCGCCGCTGGGAATTACCCACCGCGCCGCAGCGGGACGACCATCTGGCACTCGGAAGCAGACTTCGTGGACGGTGCCTACCCGGGAGCCATGTTCGGATTTTCTGGGATCCCCGAAGTGGGCAACCCGGCGGTGCAGGCGTTTCTGCAGTCGCTCGTCTCAAAGATTCCAAATGGCCTGCTGACCGAATCAGTGGAGACATCGCACGGTTCCCACGGCACGTGGGGCATCGCAGGCTTCGGCGCCCACCAGTCCAAGGCAGCGTCGTCCAGCCAGGCAGACGCGCATTTGAAGGCGCTCAACCTCGCCGGAACGCTGATGGCCGGGTTCGAAGTGAAGGCGAAGAGCGACAACACCGCCTTTGTCCGGCTCCTCGGGGCCCTGGCGCAGGGGCCGACGGCGAAGGCGCAGATCACGAGCAACCAGAACGACTACGACATCGGCGCGAAAACCGGGCTGGCGTTCACCCTCACATCGGATGCGAACCGCGATATCACCGGCATCCTCGCGACGAACGTAGCGGATGGGACGTTGCTGTTCATCCAGAACGTGGGCAGCTACACGATCACGCTGAGAGACGAGTCGGCGAGCAGCTCGGCGGCGAACCGATTCGCGCTCACGGGCGACATGGCGCTTGCACCAGACTCCGGGGTAATCCTGCAGTACGTGAGCGCGTCGAGCCGGTGGCGGGCGCTGAGTTCGCCGGGAGGTGCGGGCATGAACAAGGTCACGGGGTCTGGGTATCTGGTGATGCCAGCAGCGGCGACGGGGATCGACCCGGCCAACGCGGGCACGGCGTGGAACAACGGCGCATGGTCGGAGGTCGTTTCGAGCACGAGCGAAGCGCGAAGCGTGATCGGCATCATTTACGGCTGGGACGCCCAGGACAACAACACGCTGGTGGCGGCGGAGATCGACATCGGGACGGGTGGGTCGGGTTCGGAGACGGCGGTGACGACCGTGCCAGCGCACAAACAACGGTCCGTAAACGGATTAGGCGGCGCCGCGGTCATTGATGGATCTGATGATCACAGGCCGGTGTTTTTCCCCGCGTCGATCGAAATAGCCAGCGGGACGCGGGTAGCGGTGCGGGTTCGATCGAGCGATACGGGCCGCGAGCCAGCGGACATACGGCTGATCTACGTGAAAGGGACTGAGCTGGTGGCGCGATGACACAGTGGTACGCGGTAATCGATCGGGTAACGGGCGCGGCGGTGAGTTTCGGGACCGTGCTGGGCGAGCTGGGCGCGGGCCTCGAAGCCGTCGAAATTGCGGCGCAGCCGTCGAAACGCGACGGCACGCGCTGGGACGCGATGAAGCGGGCAGTTGTCGCGATACCGTCGGCGCGGGCCGAGCCTCCGGTGGATCGAGTAGGCGAGCTGCTGGCCGATCCGGTCGTGGACGCTGCACTCGCGCGGTTGAGTGCGGCGGAGCGGTTGGCGCTGGGCGAGAAACTGCGGGCGAAGTTCGGGTGATTCTCCGCAGCGCGAGGCGGCGGAGGTAGAGTTGAACCGGGAGGTGCGAAATGTTGGGATGGATTCTGGCGATGCTGATGGGGTGGTTCCCTCACCCGTGTGTTGGCGATGCGAACGGCGACCGAGTGGTGAACATACTGGACCTGTCGATGCAAGCGGGTTACTACCTGCAGACGGTGGAACCGGGTACGAAGGGCGATGTGAACTACGACGGCGTGGTGAACATGGCTGACGTGGAACTGACGCGGGACAACTACGGGCACATATGCACGACCGTGGTTATCCCCGGACTGGCGGTGGACTGAGATGGCCACCGTACGCGTGCTCGTGGTGGCTGGCGGCGGCGGTGGCTCGGCGGGCACGGCTGGCGGCGTCGACGTGGACCTGACGATTGCGGGGCAGTGGTTCTACCGGTTCGAGGGCACGGGCGCGGTGGTTGCGGCGGACGAGGTCGCGATTACGGCGAAGGCGACGGTGTTCTGATTCGCGAACGCGCGGGCTAACGCAGGCTCTGAGCGGTGAAGCCTCCGCGAACGGTAAAGGTGATCCTGCGGGACGATTCGCGGTGGCCGGCGTTCTACGAGGCGTGGTTCACGTGTGGGCACACGGAGTTCAGCCGGCGTGACGAGCGGTACGCGGCGGCGCTGTTTTTCGGGCGGGTGTGTGCGTGTCTTGAGTGCGACCGCGAGCGGGATGTGTGAATTGGTGAGCGGGCGGCGGCGTGCACGATGGAGGTCGTGGCAGAGGAAACGGCGTACGAACGGCTGGTTATCCAGACGCTGAGCCAGCACACGGCGGCGTTCCGGGAGCTGAAAAACGAGATGATCGCGTTGGGATCGACAGCGCAACGGACATTGGACCAGGCGACCCGGACGAACGGGCGTGTGAACGGTCACGATGTGGCGCTGGCGGACGTGCTGGCGCGGCTGTTGGCAATCGAAGGGCGCGACCACGACGACGAGACAGCGCGCCGGGCGAAGCAGGAACAGATGGATGCAGTGAAGGCGCGGGCCTTCGGCCTGGTCACGGCGCTCGATAACAAGCTCGTGACCACGCTGGTGCTGCTGCTGTTGCTCGGCGCGGGCTGGGTTGTGGGGTGGCTGACTCCATGAGCGAGCCGCGGTTCAGCCGGCGCCCGGTGGATGGGCCAATCACGCAGCCGTTTGGCGCCAGCGACGGCGGATACCCGCACCGCGGCGTTGATTTCGGCGTCGTCGTCGGGACTCCCGTCTACGCGCCGGCCGCCGGCACCGTCGTGGAGTTCCTCAACTCGTGGACGCAGTGGCAGGGCCAGACCGTCCGCTCGTTTGGAAACGCCGTTTGCCTCGACCTGGGCGGCGGCTGGTGGACGCTCATGGCCCATCTCTCGCAGGTCATCGTCAACATCGGCGACGAGGTCGAAGCGGGTCAGCTCGTCGGCTACAGCGGCAACACCGGCGTCTCGACCGGACCTCATCTTCACTGGCAACTGAGCGACACGCCGTCGTTCCCGATCGACATCGCACATTCGCGGGACCCGCTCAAAAACATGGCGGGGCCTGACGACGAGGGAGAACCCATGACGAAGAACGAACGCACGCTGACGGCCGTCGCCTGGGGCGATTACGACCGTATGAAGGCGAGCTATAACGCCCTGGTCAAAGCCGGACTCATCCCCGACGAGGGGATCGGGACGGTGGACGACCTGAACTCAGCCGTGGTCAAGCGCGGGCGAATCATGGAACTCGTCGCGACGAACCCGGACAAGGCCGTGGAGGTAATCAAGTGAAGCTCTCGAACCTGACCCCAACGCTCGCCCTGCTCATCACCGTCGGCGCCCTCGTCGGCATCGGTGTCCTCAAGACCACCGGCCTCCTCGATGGCGACTTCGCCAACACGATCGTGGCCTTCCTGCTCGGCGGTGGTTCGGGCGCGGCCGTCGCTGGCGGCTTCTCCCGTAGCACCGGAGTGAACCTCTGAGGTTGACCGCCCTCATCGTGTGCGTAGCGGCGATCGCGATGACGGCAGTAACGAGTTCCGGCGTTTGGGAGACGCCGGAACGCAACGAAGGATCGGCGCTGGTAATACCTCTCCAGTCACCGGTTGGGGCGGCGGACTTCGGACTCGTCTACGAACCCGCCGCCCTCTTTCCGACAATGCCGCATGGGGAACTCGACCCCCTCGCGGCAGAGGGGCCGGAAGACAAACCCATATTCACCCCGCCACCAAAGTCTCCGGCCCCGACCCTCGTTGAAGCCTCAACCGCGCGCGTGTCAGCACAGGGCGGGGTTCTGTCCCGCGATGAGGCTGAGGCCGTTCTGCGGGCCGCTGGTGCCCCGGAGGAATGGATTCCCGCGCTGCTTGCCATCGGCGAGTGTGAGAGTCACTACAGTCCCTACGCGAAGGGCGATTCGGGCAGCTCCCTCGGCTGGCTCCAGTTGTGGGGCGGCTGGTTTCGCCCGGGCGAAGACCCATTCGACGCTGTGACGAACGCGCGGGTAGCGGTGCGAGTCAGAGAAGTGCGCGGACGGTTCGGCGGCGGTGGTGGTTGGAGCTGTGCCGACCGGCTGGGAATCCCCTAGAGGACTTCCCACGCAGCCCCTGACCGCGAGGTAGGCGAAAAGCACAGCGAGCGTCCAGAGGCCCGGGAGTGCGGCCGTTGCGGCGGGCGCGATGAACTACCGGGGGAAGCTGCGGCCGCGAGTCGCGCAACGTCCAGACCTTTCACGCGCTCGACGCGGTGCACTTTGTCAGTAGGTGTCAGGAGTGTTTGTTTGCCGCTATTGTATTGTGCTTGCGGAGCGCGTACCGTTCGGACTCATGGAAAACACCATCGCTGTTCGGGTCTCTGATGAGACGTACGCTCGGCTGCGCGAAATGGCAAAGGCTGAGGAATTGCGGGTCTCCGACATCGTTCGGCGCGTCCTTCGGGAGTCCCTGAAGGTCTCCGCGTGAGCATGAACCATCGGCCCGAACTCGTGCAGCGCGGCGACACCATGGAGAACTCAGATCACGCGGAACTCTACGAGGCGGTGCGGGCGTGATAGAGGAGCAATTCACGGACCCCGAACTCCAGGCCACCTTCGAACGCCAGCACCGCTATTGCCGCCAGTGCCACCCGGAACTCGGGCGCGACTGGCTCCGGGCGGGCACATGGGGCGCGGCGCTTGCCGGCAGCCTCCTGTTCTGGGGCTGGGTCTTGGGGCACATGGCGGGGTGGCTGCGATGAACAAGGCCACTCTTGAAGCGGCGGAGATGCAGGCTCGTGAGTTCCTGATTCGCGTGGAAGTTCTGAAGGCTGACTCAAACGCGATGCGCTGGCTGGGCATCTCTGGCGGCATGGCAACCGCCGCCGTACGTCGCCAATCAATGGAGCTAACGCGGGCGCTGGCTCGAATGCGAGGCACCCAATGACCGTCGTCTCCCGCCAAGAGGCCGGCCTCCGCGGCTACCAATCGACCCTGGCGAAGTACGGCCCGGCACAACTGAACCGCTGGCGGCGCTCCGGTGGCCGCAAGCGAAATCCCACGCTGCTCGAAATCCGCGAGATGGAACGCGAGCAGGCCGCAATCAAGGCGTCTGCCCGGCGAGTGAGCCGGTCAAGTTCACGAGGAGGGAGCGCATCACAGAACGGGTGAGAACAGAGCAGCCCCGACAAGGCAATGCCGGGGCTGCGAACCAAGAGCCGCTGAATGAACACATGGAGATTAGCACACATGGGCGCTGAGCCAACACCTCTCTTCGAAGACCAACCTATCCCGTTCCGGGCGCGGCATCGCAGCCACGCCGACGAAATCGACGAACTCATGGGCGGCGCGGACCGCTCGTTCGTGGACAAGGTGCGGGCGAACTACTACGAGCAGGAGGCCGGGCGGCACCTGGCGGGTCGCATCGGGGCGCTGAGCCTTCAAGGGGACTTCACCCCGAACACCGTCCTTGACCAGCTCATGCGCGAATACGACTGGCTGCTGAACGGCAACCAACTGCCGGTGCCCGGCGGTGTCGCGTGATGCCCGACCGACGGCTGATCCAGACCCGCTTCAAGGAAAGCATCGACTCGTTCGTCCTTCACGGTTACCAGCCGGGCGGGTTCCTCACGGCCGTCATGAGCAACGACCTCAAGGAAGCGGTGGCCCGCGGCGATGAGGGCGCGCTCGAGAACCTGCCGCACATCGTGGCCTACCTTTACAACGACGTGCCGTCGGGCGCGTGGGGATCGCCGGAGAACGTGCGCACCTGGGCCGGGCGCATCAGGGAAAGGCAAGCCTCGTGACCACCAACGCCGAAACCCTCAGCGTCCTTGAAGCCAACCATCTTGACGTCCCGGAAGGGCCAGTTGGGTGCGGCCGCTGCCGCGAGTCGATCGATGACTGCCTCTGTGACGACGAAGGCCCCGACGAATGGGAGCGCGAATCGCGAGAGGCCATGCGGGAGGAGCGGGAATGAGTGACCTGCTGTACATCGCCATCGGCCTCGTGGGCCTGTTGGGCTGTTGGCTCAGCCGGGGACTGGGACGCGACGAATGACCACGACTCCAACCGCCATCCGCGCGATCCCGGACGCCGGCCTGACGTTCGACGAGGAGCTTCATCGCTACTACGTCGAAGGCCGTTGGATTCGGTCGGTCACGCAGGTCCTCAACATCATCACCGGCCCCATCTACGCCCGCATCCCTCCGCCAATACTCGACTTTGCGAAGGTTCGCGGCTCCAACGTCCACGGATGGACGGAGCTGCTCGACCTGGGCGAGGCCGAAACCTTCGGGCCAACCATCCGGGCTGAAGACGGCACGATCCTGCACGAGGACCACGCCGAATGGCCGTACGTCCAGGCGTGGCTCCGCTTCCGCGAAGAGTCCGGCTTTCTCCCCGAGATCATCGAACAACGGCTCTACCATCCCCGGCTTCGCTACTGCGGCACGGTCGACCGGATCGGCCTGCTCCACGGTCGGCGGGCAACGCTCGAAATCAAGACGGTCGCGAGCCTTGCCGCATGGGTGGGGCTGCAGACGGCCGGCTATCACGAGGCGTTCAACCACGGCCGCGACCGCTCCGAACAGGCACGCGATCGCTACGCCGTGCAGCTCAAGAAAGACGGGTCGTATCGCCTCGAGCAGTACCAGGATGCCGGCGACCTGTCGGCTTTCATCGCCATGAAAACAGTGTGGGATTGGAGTGACTCGGTTGGAGCGCTACCGGTCCTCGCGGTCGAACAGGAAGGGATTGCAGCATGAACCTCAAGGCCACTTTCGACGAAAACGATCGCGCGGTGACGACGGGATGGGCGACCTATCATCGGCGCCTCGGATGGCGACGGGGCCTGTGCCTGTTTGGACACTCTCGTTTCGCGATTCCGGAACCACCGGACGGGCATTCCCCGAGCAACATCGAACAGTGCCGACGGTGCCGCAATTTCCTGAAGTACTACATCGTCGGTCAGCACCGATACGGGGGCCATCCCGGGCTCCTGCTGGAGCCGCCTACACAGGAGACGAAATCATGACCACCCCAACCGCCGAACCCGAAGTCATCTACGAAGCCGAGCAGGCGACCGCCGAAGTTGCCCGCATTCTCACCGAGACGGCCGTCTTTCACAGCATCACGGACCACGCGTCCCTGACTGCCGCGTCCGAAAAGCGCACCTGGCTGAAGCGCCGGCGCGCCGAGATTGAAGCGATGCGGGTCAACCTGAAAGCTCCCGTGCTCGCCGCCGCGAAGAACATCGACGACCAGTTCCGCCGCCCGCTCGCCGACCTCGACGCCGAGATCGCAACGATCGACCGCGAGTATCTGCGGTTCGAGCGCGAAGAGGAGCGCCGGCGCGCCGAAGAAGAACGTCAGCGGCGCGAGGAAGCCCGGCGAGAACAGGAACGCATCGCGCAGGCAGCGGCCGCGGAAGCGGCGAAGGCCGAGGAGCTGCGCCAGAAAGCCGCCCGGGAAGCGGAAGCCGGCCGGATGGCGGCTGCGGCGAAATTGGAGACGCGCGCGGAACAGGCTATCGACCGGGCCGAGCAACTGTCGGACTCGGCGCTGCATGTACCGGTCCCGGTCGTGCCGCCATCCATGCCGAAGGCGTCGGGCATCGGGAGCCGCAAGTCGTGGACGTTCCGAGTCGTGGACGCCGACAAGGTGCCGCGGAAGTTCTGCCAGCCGGACCTCGTGAAGCTCCGGAAATACGTGCAGGCGATGGGTGCCGCGGAAGACATCCCGGGCCTCGAAATCTATGAAGAGCGCACCGTCGCAGGGAGGATTCGATGAGCAACTCTCAGGCCGTAGCCAATCGGCCCACCAACAACGGGGCGGTCGCGCCGCTATCAGGCGTCGAGGCAGTCCTCATCGGTGGCGACCTCAGCAAGCTGACCGCCGACGAACGCCTCGAATACTACGTCAGCCTCTGCCAGTCGCTCGGGTTGAACCACCTCACGCGGCCATTCCAGTACGTGACGCTCAGCGGGAAGCTGACGCTCTACGCGACGAAGGATTGCAGCGAGCAACTCAGAAAGAAGAACGGCGTCAGTATCACCGGGCTTCGCGGCGAACTGCTTCCGGGCGACCTCTACCGTGTCGAAGCGACCGCGACTGACGCGACCGGCAAAATCGACATGGCGACGGGCGTCCTGACTATCAAGGGCCTCAGTGGTGAAACGCTCGCCAACGCCATGATGAAGGCGGAGACGAAGGCTAAGCGCCGCGTCACCCTCTCGATCTGCGGGCTCGGGATGTTGGACGAAACGGAGACGGACTTCGACGACGCGCCGCCGGCGCCGCGCCCTGCCAACCAGGCGCCGCCGAAGCGGAACCGGGGGAGCCAGCCGCCGCCGATTCACCAGCCGCACGAGAAGCCGTTCGGCCATGAAGACGACGTCATCGATGGTGAGTCGCGTCCAGTCGATACCGAGACGGGCGAGATCCCGTTCACCTGGACGGCCAACGACCTGAACGACGTCCTGAAGAAACGCGCCATCGCGCTCGCGGACCTCTCTGGCGTGCTCGGCGCCGAGTGCAACAAGGAGACGTTCCCGGACCTGATCGACGGATGGCTGAAGGTCAATCCCGGCGCGACGCTCGAAACCCTGGCGGCCGCGGCGATCGAATACGCCATGACTGGGCCTTCACCGGAACAGGCGGGCCTAGGGGTATGAGCCGGGGCTTTCCGTGTTGGCAGTGCGGCAAGCCCGCGCCCGGTGGCGTGTGTCTCGGGCCACATGTCGGTTACGACCACTCGGCGGCGGTGAGCAGTCAGATGGTGATGAACCTCGACCGGGCGGAGAACGCCAAAACCTACCCCGGCGCATCCATCGACTACGAAACGACTCCCGCGCGCAAAGCCTACAAACGGCGCTACGCGCGCGAAGTTCGGACGCCACGCTGGCGACAGGCACGGTTCGAGGCCCGGTTGAGGGCTGAACGTCGCCTCGCGGCCAGGATTGAAAGGGAACACGCGGCATGACCGCTCAGGAGGGACACATGGTCACGGCAACCGATTACGACGCGAAGGGTGAGGCGATCGACGTTCCGGTCGACACGCGGGTTGAGCCGCCGCTACCGGGCTTCGAAGACGAAGACGACGGCACCGCCGAGATGTTCGAGGGCAAGCGCGTCATCGGGCATAAATGGAGTTTCACCGGAAACCACGACGTGAACTGGCGCAACCAGGCGCTGCTCGACAAGCTCGACCTGTTCCGCCGCGGCGAAACGACCCTGCTGCTGGTGGAGGTCGAACCCGGTGACGTCACTCACGCGCAGTCCACCGAGGACGGCCACATCAAGGGCGTCTTCCACAAGCGCAAGCTGCACGTCACGGGCGTGTACGCGGCCGAGGACATCGAAGGCAGCGAGGCGCTGTTCGAGGGCGGCCTGCTGCGCGTGAAGCGCCCGAAGGAGCGCGACGACATCGGCTACATGACGACGGAGCCGCCGATCCCCGACGACGATAACCCACTCGCCGAGGCGCTGGCCGAGGCGATGCCTATCGAGCCCGGCATGTGCGGCCAGAAACACAAGGGCCACCTAAACCAGTGCCGCCAGCCCGCGCACTCGTGCCCGCTGAGGGACAACTAAACCATGGATGCGCGCTTCGCTCTGTCGCTTACTCAGCCGTGGGCTTCAGCAATGGCGCTCGGCCTGAAGAGGATCGAGACGCGTAGCTGGTCGACAGCCCTTCGCGGCCCAATCGCCATCCATGCGTCGAAGGGATTCCCGGTCTGGGCGAAAGAGTTCGCCATGTTCGAAGTCGCTTCCTACCTCAATCACGCGCCTGAGTGGTACCCGCGCGGGGCAATTGTCGCTGTCGGCATTCTCACGGATGTCGTCCGAACTGAGACGCTGAGACTACAAATCATGGAGCGCGAGGAGTTCTTCGGTGATTACACCGCCGGCCGTTTCGGTTGGATATTCGAGGACATCCGACCGCTTCGCCAGCCCGTGCCCGCAACCGGCCGCCTCGGCATTTGGACGATGCCGCCCGAAGTCAGGGCGGCGGTAGGCGACGAACTCCACGCGGGGGCGATGGCCCGATGACCACCATCGTCGGTATCGACCCAGGCGCGACCGGGGCTATCGCTCAGATATCGCCGATGGTGGGCGTGTGGCGGATGCCGCGCTCGGACCGCGCCCTCGTCGACCTTCTCCAGATGTTCGACCCTGCCACGACGCGGGTATACCTCGAGCGCGCCCAGGCGATGCCGCAGAAGGCAGCACGTGAAGGCCGCGGCTTCGAGACCGGGACCAGCATGTTCAGCTACGGCGTCGCCTACGGCGTGATTCGTGGCGTGCTGGCGGCTCGCAGGCTCTGGTATCGCGAGGTGCCCTCCGCCACCTGGAAGGCCGACATGGGGCTCTGGCGACAGCCGAAGGCGGAGAGCATCGCGAAGGCGAAGGCGTTGTTCCCGGAAGCCATCGACCAGATCGGCAAGTCGGACGGGCGCGCGGAGGCCATCCTGATCGCCGAGTGGGGCCGTCGCAAGGGTGAGCAGCCAGGTCTGTTCGGGGTGGCGTCATGATGATCCTCAATAAGCGTTCCGCCCATCCAGCAGAGGCGGTCGCCTCATGACCTGCCCGCGCTGCCACGGTTCCGGCCGCGAATCGCGCTGGCTGACGCCCAACGTTCGGCATAACCGCGACTGTCGGCTGTGCGGCGGCTGGGGAATCTATGAAATCGGGGGAGGTGACGCGTGAGTGAGAAGAGCAGCATCGAATGGACCGATACGACCTGGAACCCGGTGACGGGCTGCACGAAGGTTTCGCCCGGGTGCGCGCACTGCTACGCCGAGACGTTCGCTGAGCGGTTCCGGGGCGTGCCCGGGCATCCGTTCGAGCAGGGGTTTGACCTGAAGTTGTGGCCGGAGCGGTTGTCGCTGCCACTGAAGTGGAAGAAGCCGCGGCGGGTGTTCGTGAATTCGATGAGCGACCTGTTCCACGAGGACGTTCCGTTCGAGTTCATCGACCGGGTGTTCGCGGTGATGGCGCTGACGCCGCAGCACACGTACCAGGTGCTGACGAAGCGCCCGGAGCGGATGCGGGAGTACCTGAGCGGCGAAGTCGAGATGCGGCTTCCTGTTCCGAACTCCCCAACGCTCATGCGTCCGCGCTCACAGCGGATTTGGTTGGAAGCGCAGGGAGTAGCGAACAACAACCGAAGCAAGGTTGATTTCCCGTGGAGCGCCGATTGGGCCTGGCCGTTGCCGAATTGCTGGCTGGGGACGAGCGTAGAGAACCAGCACTGGGCGGATGTGCGCATCCCGGAACTGCTGGCGACGCCGGCGGCGGTGCGGTTCCTGTCGTGCGAGCCGTTGCTGGGGCCGCTGGACCTGCGTCCGTGGCTGACTCGTGTTCCTACCAGCGGAGATGGCTGGCGGCTGACTGGCGGGACCGCGCTGGCCATCGCGGACATTGTGCTCGATTGGGTGATTGTGGGCGGGGAGTCGGGCCCGGGGGCGCGGCCGTTTGACCTGGCGTGGGCGCGGTCGCTGGTGTCGCAGTGCCGGGCGGCGGGAGTGGCAGTGTTTTACAAGCAGGGAGGCAAATCCAACCGCTGTCCGCACAGCGCTAAAGGGTGGGTGTTTCGAGTGCATCCCCGACGACCTTCAGATTCGGGAGATGCCACTGTGACGCCCACCACAACCCCTTTCTACGCCTCACAACCCTGCGGCACATGCAGCGCCAACGTCGGCGCCAGCGGGACGTGGATCAACGACCGCCAACGCTGGTGCCGGAGCTGCGCCATCTCGCTCCGGGACCTCCTGAACGCCACGTTGGAGGGGAGTTGATGGCCGAAAACCGGTGGTTCAAAGTCTGGGGACGCGAGGTGCTGGCGTCCGTCGACCTCCGGTCGCTGACGGACCATGAGGAGCGCATCTGGTGGCGCTTGATGTCGGCCGCGTCCTGCGAAGAGCCCCGCTGGACCATCGAGGAATCGCCCGCCCTGGCACAGTTTTGTGCGTCCACTCCGCCAAAATTCGCAGCCGCCCTCCGAACGTTTGAGGCCCGCCGGATGGTGTCCCGCGATGGCCTGCTCATCACGCTGGCGAACGCCGAAAAGTACCAGGAAACACCAGAGGCACGGCGGAAGCGCGAGCAGCGCGAGAGGGAGCGCGGCAGTGTGACAAGTCACGGACAAACGCGTGACATGTCACAGGACAAACGCGTGACAAGTCACGTGACAAGTCACGGACATGTCCGGGGGATCGCGATCGCGCGAGAGGCAGAGGCAGAGGCAGAGGCAGAGGCAGAGGCAGAGGCAGAGGCAGATCTCTCTGCTGCCGCAGAGAGTCCCGGCGGCGGCGAAATCATCGACATCGGTTTCCGCGACCGGTACGGAACTCTCGTGACGGCCTTCGGCGGAAGAATCGACGAACGGGTTGCGGACGAGTTCCGGCAGATGGCGACCGACTACACCCTCGGCCAAATCAACGAAGCCATCACGCTTGCCAGGCGAGCGAAGGCCGGGCAGCTCTACCCGTCGCGAATCAGCAAATTCCTGCCTGACCTCATACCGGCCTCGCCGCCGAAACCGGCCCAACACGGCGAATTCAAGCTCCGCAACGTGTGGGACATGATGGCGCCGATCCCCGGCGAAACACCCACTGAGGCCGAGGACGAATGAGCGACTTCGACGACCTCCCGCCGCATGACATCGAAGCCGAGGAAGCCGTCCTGGGCGCCGCGATGGTGGACCCTGACCAGATCCCGGCGATCGCCGCCGCAGTCAGGCCCGCGCACTTCTTCCGCGAGAAGCACGGCTGGGTTCTCGATGCCGTCGAAACGGTCTACCAGCGCGACGGCCGGACCGGTGTAAACGCCGTCACGATCGCCCACGAACTGGCGTCGAAAGACCGCCTCGAAACCATCGGCGGGCAGACGTTCCTGCACGACGTGATCCGCCGCCTGCCGACCTCCATCGGCGCCGTGTTCTACGCCGAAATCGTCCGTGAGGCCGCAGCTCGCCGGGACATCATCCGGGCAGCGCAACAGGCCCTCAGGGCAGCGTACGCCGGCGAGAAACAGGCCCCGGAAATCCTCGAAGGCGCGCTCGGTGACCTCATGCGGATCGGCCGCGACGCCCCCAACGCCCAGCGGGCACAGACGGCGCCGGAGGTGCTGTACGAGGGCGGCCTGAACGACGCCATCATGTCGCACCTGGAGAACCCGCGGCGCCTGCTCGGCATCCCCACGGGGTACAAGTCGCTCGACTTCCTGCTCGACGGCCTGCAGCCCGGAAACCTCTACATCCTCGCGGCTGAGACGAGCGTCGGGAAAAGCCTGTTCTGTCACAACCTGCTCTGGAAGCTCGGAACCAACATGGCGCGGCTGATCATCTTCAGCAGCGAGATGACGCGCCGTTCCGTGGGCAAGCGGCTGGCCTACATCGAGGCCGGTGTCGACCCCCAGGCGGCAAGGGCGCGCGGGCACTACCTCGCGGAAGAACGCGCGGAAGTCATGCGGGCGCTCGCATGGTTCGAGGAGCTGGGCGCGAACGTCCACTTCCACGCCGGCAGTCAGGCGTTCACCTCGATGCGGCTCGAAGCGCGGCGCGTGAAGTCCAAGTTCGGCCTCGATGTCCTGTTGCTCGACCACATCGACCACGTGGCGGGCAAGGGGTCGGGCTCGAAGGCCAACGACCTGGAGGAACTCATGGGCGACCTGAAGGGCCTCGCGGAAGACCTCGCGGTGCCGATCGTCGCGGTTTCGCACCTGTCGCGTGACTCATCGCTGGTGAAGCGGTCGAAGGCGTCGCGGCTGAAGAACAGCAGCGCGAAGGAACAGGACGCGGATGTCCTGATGTTCCTTCAGCCCGTCGAGTGGGACCCGGGGACGAACGACTGGATCGAGCTGTCGCACGAGAAGGCGCTCGCCGACCGTGCTGGTGGTGGCTCGCAGTATGTGCGCCTCGAGGTGTTTAAGAACCGGGAGGGCATGACCGGCATGGTGCCGCTTCGCATGAGCTGGCAGCGCGGCGGGCGTTACTACGAGGTGATCCCCAAGGGTCAGGAACAGGCGGCGTCGGCATGACGAACCGATTGACCTGGCGCCACTTCGAGATGGTCCGCGCGATGGAACGCGCCGGCTCACGGCACCTTTCGGTTGCCGAACTGGCGGATGCTGCGTGCCTTGCTCCCGGAAGCGTCGTTGCCTACATCAGCTACCTGCGGCGGGAGTTCGGCTACACAGTGATCGACGGCACCCCATCGCGCGGGTATCGCCTGGACGAATGGCCCGGCAGGGAAGTCCCGCGTCCCGGACGGCGACAAGGTGTGAGGCGAGAGATCCCACAGGAACGGACGCCGCGTCCGGCGTTCGACGCTTCCGAGGGCGTGGTGGTGACGGCAGCCGGAAAGGCGCTCGGGCTGTGAGCCAAACCGTTAAGTGCTTACGCACGATTACAGTTTCATCACAAATGAGACGCCTGACCTGGGAGACGGCAGTGGAGTACCTCGTCAGTCACGCTGGCCGCTGGGTCCCCTCCGTCGAAATTGGAGACTTCGTGTACGGCGGCATCTACTCAACCAACGCCCCGCACGTCCTCATCCACCGCGCACGTCGCGCCGGCGTCCCCATCGAATCGAGCGAACTCGGATACCGCATCGGCCGCGACAACTCGCTCGCCTGCCCAACCTGCGGCTCGCTCCGTGTCCGCTACCCCGATGGCGAGCTCGTCTGCTATGGCTGCGTCGGCACGGAATTCGTTGACCTTGAAGTCGGGCGTGCTCCCTATGACCCGAGCACGAAGCAGGGGAAAGCCTGGACGCAGGAAGAGCTGGACTACATCCGCGACCAGCGCGACACGAAGAGCAACGCGGAGATCGCCCGCGACCTAAACCGCACGGAGTCGGGCGTCCGAGGACAGTCGACCGCAATGAGGCTGCCGCGCAAGGCGTACCGGAGGAACGAATGACCACCGTGTGTCCTTCCGCTGGCTGTCCCAACCTGCGCCCCTGCCCAACGCACGGCGCCGGCAAACCACACGGCCGCGGCTGGAAGTGGTCACGAGTCACCGTCCCGGCTGTCCTCGCTCGCGACCGCCACACGTGCGTGCTCTGCGGAAAGCCGTGCCCGCATCCTCGTCACCACCACGTCGGGCACATTGTCGACCGCGACCACGGCGGCAGCGACACGGACCTCCGCAACCTGCAAACCATCTGCGCGTCCGCCAATCTGCGTGACGATGGACGGTGCGTATGAGCGCGCGGAGTTGTGTCGGCAGTCAATACCATATGTCATTGTGTCGCGACACAATCACACAAGGGGAGGGGCGGGGAAAAAGTCTGCGGATTTTGCGGGCTGAAGTAGACCGGCGACCCAGATTTAGTCCCGTACGAATTGGGGAATCCTGATGCCCGGGCCTAGACCGAAGGACCCAGCCCTCCGCGCCAGGCGAAATAAGGCCTCCACGCACGATGTGCTCGACCCGAACGAGCGAGTGAAAGCGCCCTCACTGACGAAGGACATCCTGGGCGTCGAGATGATCCGGCCGCAGGTGCACCGCTGGTGGCGTGTGGTGTGGCGATCCCCGATGGCCCCGCGCTGGTTGGAGGCGGACGTCGAGGTGCTGTACCTCATCGCCACGCTGCGCAACAAGTTTGTGGGCGATCCGACCCCGACGCTCGCGTCCGAGATTCGGCAGCAGGAAGCGCGGCTCGGTTTGGACGTGATGTCGCGGCGGCGCGCGGACTGGCGCATCGAAAATTCGCGCACCGAACCAGTTTCGCCCGCCCAGGACGTGGCCCAGCCGGTTGAAGTTGAGGCGGATGACCCGCGGAAGCTGCTGAGGGTCGTGAATTGATCCTGATGGTGCCACCCGTCGAGGGGGAGCCATGGCCGACCCTTGGACCGCAAGTCTGCGCCTATATTGAATCCAATTTGGTGTTCGGCCCGGGCGACCTTTCGGGGCAGCCGGCGAAGCTCGACCCGGAGAAGCGGGCGCTGATTTACAGCTTTTACGAGGTCTACCCGGAGGGCTCGCGGGACCCGAACGGCAAATCGATCGCTGGCCGCCGGCGCTTCAGGCGTTGCGGTTGGTCGACGCAGAAGGGCAGCGCGAAGACCGAACTGGCCGCGTGGATTGCGGCGTGCGAGCTGGCGCCGGATGCACCGGTGCGCTGTGACCGCTTCTCGAACGGGCGTCCGCTGGGACGGCCGGTCGTCGATCCGTACATCCCGATGGTCGCGTACACCGAAGAGCAGACGAGCGACCTCGCGTACGGCGCGTTGAAGCACATCCTGGACGAATCGCCCATCCGCCACCTCTTCGATATCGCGGAGGAACGCATCCTCAGGGCTGACGGAAAGGGGAAGGCGGTCGCGCTGGCCGGCGCCCCGAGCGCCCGCGACGGTGCCCGCACGACGTTCAGCCACAAAGACGAAACGCACCGCTGGGTGCTGGAGCGGCTCCGGCGGGCGCACCGCACGATGATCGCCAACCTGCCGAAGCGGTTGATAGCGGACCCGTGGGAGCTGGAGACAACGACCGCCTACACGCCGGGCGAGAACAGTGTCGCCGAGCAGACGATGGAGTACGCGACGCAGGTAGCGGCGGGCGCGATCAAGGACTCGCGGCTGTTCTACTTCCATCGCCAGGCGGGCGAGGGCTTCGACCTGAAGAAGCCGGAGCAGCTTCGCGCGGCCGTCATGGAAGCGGCCGGGCCGACCAGCGCGTGGAAGGACATCGAGGGAATCTGCGATCTGTGGCAGGACCCGGAATCAGACTTCGATTACCTCGAGCGCGTGTACCTGAACCGCCCGATATCGACGGCCGCGCAGGCGTTCAGCGCCGACTGTTGGCGGGCTGGCTCACGGGGCGGAAAGCCGCCGGCACCTGGCGAACTGATTACGCTCGGTTTCGATGGCTCACTGGTGGAAGACTCGACGGCGCTGATTGGGACAGGCGTGGTAACCGGCTTTCAGTGGCCGCTTGGAATCTGGGAGCGCCCCTATCGCGCGGAAAACTGGGAGGTTCCGAAGGCTGAGGTTTCGGCGGTCGTCGATGAGACGTTCCGCACCTGGGACGTGTGGCGGATGTACGCGGACCCGACCTACTGGGAGACGCAGCTCGCCGAGTGGGCGGGCCGCTGGGGCTCGGGGCACGTGGTGGAGTGGCCGACGCGGCTGACGCGCAAGATGGCAATCGCACTGAAGGCGTACGCGACGGCCATCAAGGCTGGGGAGGTCACGCACAACGGCGACCCCGCATTCGCCCGCCACATCGGGGCCGCGCAGAAGATGCAGCTCAGCTTCCGCGACGAGGACGACACGCCGCTGTGGCTGATTCAGAAGGACCGCCCGGACTCGCCGAACAAGATTGACGCGGCGATGGCGGGCACGCTGAGCTGGCAGGCGAGGCTCGACGCGCTGGCGAGTGGGGCCGGTGCCTCGCGGGTGACCGTCCCCTCGATGTACGTGCCGGACGATGGTGACGAGTGAATCAGCCACGCACGGAAGGGCGGTAGCGTTGGGTTCGATGTGGAGCCGCGCACGCGTTTTGTCGGCGCTGGAGGTGGCGTGTTTCGGCGCCATCAGTTGCGGCGGTGCCGTGGCCGGGTACGTGCTGGCCGGCGTTGCGGGTGGCGTCGCATCCGGGCTCATCACCGCGGGCGGCTGCGGCGTCTACCTGGTGAACGTGTATTCACTCCCACTACCGGAGCCCGAGGAAACACCTGATGACTAGCGCCCATCGCATCGCCGCAAGCCGGAAGACCTTCACCATCAGCCGAGACCGGAACATCGCGTTCAGCGGCCCACTCGGTGAAATCGACATGACCGGCACGAGCACCCTCTCGGGGACCCGCATCGATGAACAGCGGTCGCTGCGAATCGCGGCCGTCTGGATTGCCAACACCCTCATCGCCGACGAAGTCTCGTCGCTCGTGTTCAAGCTGATCCACCGCAACGACAAGCTCCGCGTGCCGGTGCAGCCGCCCTCGCTCGCCCCGCTGTGGCACATGCCGAACCCCGACCAGGACGTGCAGGGCTGGCTCGCGACATCGAGCCTGAGCCTCACGCTCTGGGGCCACTCGATCACGCAGCTGGGCTGGCTCAACAACGGCGACCTGGGGCGGATGTGGCCGGTCGACCCGTCGGGCGTGACGCTCGAACGGATGGACGACCAGGGTATCCGCGCGAACGCCGCCGGCCAGGGCACACTCGAAAACCATCCCGGCATGCGCCCTGAGTTCATGAGCATCCCGCTGTACCGCCTGCCGGGTCAGCTCACCCCGATGTCGCCCGTGCGCTACGCGGCGGAGCTGCTCGGGCTGGGAGCGACGTACGACCGGATGGCCTCGAACCTCGCGGGCCGCGGCTTCAACCCGGCGGCGATCCTCACGTTCGGCGCCCCCATCGACGACCCGGTTGCGGAGAAGTTCAGCGCGAATCTCTCGAAGCTGCACGGCGGGGCGAACAACCGGGGCAAGGTGGCGGTCATCGGTGGCATCGACCCGAAGCTGCAGCCGTTCAGCATGAGCCTCGCGGATGCTGAATTTATGGCCCAGAACGACCGCGTGTTCGCGCTCACGATGGCGCTCTGGCGCGTGCCGCCGACGGTAGTCGGGATGGTCGACAAGCCGAGCACGTGGGGCACGGGCGTCGCCGAATTCGCGCGCGGCCTCGAGCGCTTCACGCTGCGGCCGATCGTCCAGCGCCTGCAGTCGGGCGTCGAAACGTACATCCTCCCGTGGGTGGATGACACGCTGCAGTGGCGCGGCCGCTTCGATTCGCTCCTGAGCGCCGCCCCGAAGGACCGGGCCGAGATCCAGCGGCTCAACCTCGCCAACGGCATGACCAGCATCGAGCGCGTCCTCGCCCAAAACGACGAACCACCGTTCGACGACGAGGAGACGCGGTACTCGCCGCTCAGCCAGGCGACGGAAGAAGACCGCGACCTCGAACGTTTGAAGAAGCGGGCGACCGCCGCCGCCGAACTCATCAAGGCCGGCGCGGACCCGGCCTCTGCCTACGCCGCCGTCGGCCTCAACGTCACCCAGGCGGAAGCGCCTGCCCCTGAACCCCCGAAGGCGCTTCCTGAACCTGAAGCCAAGTCGCAGCCCATCGACCTGACGGTGAACGTGGACCTCCCGGCGGTGAGCATCACGAACGAAGCCCAGCCCGCTCCCGAGGCCGCTGTCCGCAAGGTGCGAAAACAGATCAAGCGGGACACCGAAGGGAACATCGCGGAGATCGTCGAGACCGAAGAATGAAGCTCAGTTCACTGGCAGCTGACGCCGCGGCGGATGCGGTGACCGCCCGCGTCGATGGCGGGTATCTCAGGGTGTACGGCGACGTCGCGCTGGTGGTCGAGCTCAGGTTCGCCAACCCCGCGTTCAACCCGGCTACTGGCGGCGTGGCCCGCGCCAATCCGATCGCGAGCGGCTACGCGCGGGGCGGCATCGCACGGACCTTCCGTGCGGTCGCCGCCGATGGAGCGACCGTCGTGTTCGAAGGCACCGTGAACTCGCGGGAGCCGGCCGACATGGTCCTGGGCGACACAAACATCCAGCCGAACGCCCACGTCAGCGTGGACGTGTTCACCTACACCCACCCGAAGGAGCAACCAGAATGAGCAAGGGCAACACCACCGAAAACGACGTCATCGCCGCGATCTTCCACGGCACCGCGTTCTCCTGGGATGCCGAGACCGACCTCGACATCCACCTGCACACCGCGGACCCCGGCGAGGGTGGCACATCGGCCACCAGCGAGTGCACCTACGGTTCCTATGCCCTGGTGACCGTCCTTCGGGACGCAACCGGTTGGGATGTGGCGGGCAACCAGGCGAGCAATGACGACCTGATCCAGTTCCCGCAATGTACGTCCGGCTCCGAGACCATCACCCATGTGAGCATCACGCCGGGGAACTCGACGCAGATTCTCTACTCGGGCGCGCTCGCCAGCTCGCTCGCGGTCTCGGCGGGCATCCAGCCACAATTCGCAATCGGAAGTTTGACAATCACGGAGGATTGATCATGTATCGCTGTTCGAAGTGTGAAGCTCCCGTGGTGGTCCTCCCCGGCCTCGTCGTGCGGCAGTGCGAATGCGCCGCGCCGATCATCGCCGAGATGCGGGCGACGATGGCCGGAAAGGGCGGGGTGTCGGCCTAAATGGGATTCGCGAACGTCGGGGCGCTGGTGGATGCGGAACTCGCGGGGCAGGTGAACCGTTTTTCATTCCGCAAGGTTCCGGCTGTCGTGACCGGTCAGGGGACATGGTACGACTACTCGATGGCTCCAGGTAACCCTTCGCCGCAGTACTATGCGGCTACTCCGCTGACCGCGCAGACCCTCTCCCGGTCGGCCGATGGCGGGTTGCAGCACGGCGGCAATGTCTCACCTGCAACCAAGTATCTGCGCCGCATTTCAATGTCCTGTGTCACGGCAGGCGGTGCCGTCCAGCGGATGTACCTGCTCGACTACTTGCTGTTCTATCCGTTCGTCGACATGGGCACCCCGGACGCGCAGGCGATGGTCAACACGCAGACGCTGACGCGCTACACCGATGGCGAAGGCGTCCAGATGATGGCCGTCCTGGTCGCGCCTCACGGATTGGTGGGGGATTCGTTCTTCGTCACCTACACGAACCAGGACGGGACGGCGGGGCGGGTAACGCCGCTCCACACGATGAGCACGGCCATCGCGGTCAACGGGACGATCCTGACGACGCAACAGGCGGGCCTTGGGCGGGCGGTGTTCTTGACGCTGCAATCCGGCGACCGTGGCGTCCGGTCTATCGAAGCGGTGCAATGCACTGCGGGGACGGATGTTGGTCTGTTCACGATGGTGCTGGTTAAACCGCTCGCCAGCATTTCTCTCATGGAAATTACGGCCCCAGTTGAAAAGGATTTCTTCCTTGATGAGAAGAATCTGCCAGTGATTGTTGACGACGCTTACCTGAATTTCATCACCTGCCCAATGGGATCGCTCTCGGGCGCGGCGCTCAACGGCATTATAGAAACCATTTGGAAAGACTGAAAGGGAGAACCTGTCGATGGCCGGGTACACATCAGTGGATAACATGATCGAAGAGATTTCGGTCAACGGTAAGAAGATTCGCATTGACTGGAACAAGCTCACTCATGCTGTGGGTGTGCAGGCTGCGGGCACGTGGTATGCGCTGTTCCATGCAACTGGCAACCCTGGCGCGGGCGTGCTTGGTGCGGTCGGCACGAACCTCGCATTCCAGGGGCTCTGCGACCGCAGCGCCGGGGCGCTTTATCACGGCGGCGATGTCTCTCCGGACTACAAGAATGTACTCAATGCTTCGGCCGTTTCGGCCGCGGCGACCACGATGCCAGCAACTTTTCAGCTGGTCGACCTGCTCGGCTACTACCCGATCACCACTACCACCACCACCGGCAACCAGGCGCTCATTAACTCCAAGACGTTCACGGCCACGGCTGCCACACCAACCGTGCTGACCCTCGCCGCGACGTGGGACATGCAGACGTACACGCCGATCCGGCTCACGACCACGGGCACGCTACCTGCGGGCCTCTCGCTCGCCACAACCTACTACTGGGTGCGCACGGGCGCGGGCACGGGCAACGTTGCAACCTCCCTTGCAAACGTGGACTCGGCGACCTACGTGGCCTGCTCGGATACCGGCTCCGGCACGCACACCGCGACGATGTACATCGGCGACCGCTGCCCGTCGAACGGTGCGGATGTGCAGGCATTCCTCACTCCATCCACGGCTCTTGGCGCAGGCACGCCGAACATTCAGCTGACCTACACAGACGCAGCAGGGAATACGGGCAACACCACTCCCACCACCCTTCCCATTTCAAACGCCTCTGCCCCAATCGGCCAGATTGAGTATTCGGGCACGGGCGCGGGCAAGTTCGGGCCGTTCATCCCGCGGGCAGCGGGTGACTATGGCATCCGTTCTGTTGAACAGTTCAGCTACTCGGCCACTCACACTTCCGGCGTGACCAATCTTGTGCTTTGCCGGCCAATCTTCTCACTCCCCATGACGACGATCGGCGTGGCCGCGGAACGTGAATTTGTGCACCAGCTTCCATCGCTTCCGCGTATCTTCGACGGCGCATGCCTTGCGTGGCTCATGTACGCGGGCGCCGCCACCCCGGTGGCATCCGGGTTTTTCGGCCACATCGATGTGGGCTGGTCATAGGATGGCGCTCATCGGCAACTATTCGGTTCTGTCCAAGCATCCTGGCCGCGACATCGGCGGCGGGGCGACCGGGCTGGGGATGAATCGAAGCGACTGGCGCAAGAGCAGCTTCTGTGCGCACTTCTTCAGCGGCGATTGGGACAAAAAGAGCGGCGTCCCGGACGGCTATCGACCGCCATACGCATGGATTCTGCCGCTTGAAGCAGGAGCGCTTTCATCGCGCAATATCATTGAAGGCACCGGTACGTTCACCGCTTCCGGCGCAATGGGCGTGAACGCGGTTGCGGCGCTGACAGGTACGGGCTCCCTCTCCGCAACGGGCGCGCTGATTGTCTCGGCGGTCGCGGCGCTTACCGGCACCGGCTCCCTCTCCGGGAACCTCCAGGCCGTCCTGAACGCGGTCGCGGCGCTCACGGGCTCCGGGTCGCTTTCGGGCGCAATGACGGCATACGGAGCGCTCACGGCGGCGCTGGCGGGCGTTGGCGCGCTTTCCGCGCCGGGCTATGGCATCGGCCACATGGAAGCCGACATCTCGCCGTTCACCGAACTCTCGCCGGAGAACCTGGCGGCGGCCGTCTGGAGCGCCATCGCAGCCGACAACAACGACGTGGGCACGATGGGCGAGAAGCTGAACGACGCGGGCAGCGGTAGCAACCCGTGGACCGAGGTCATCGAGAATTCCTACACCGCCGCCGAGCTGCTGCGCATCATCGCCGCCGCGCTCGCCGGCGAACTGAGCGGCGCGGCCACAACGACCATCACGATTAAGGGAGTCGACGGCACGACCGACCGCATCATCGCCACGGTCGACAGCGACGGGAATCGCTCGGCCCTCACGCTCGACGGGGCGTAACCATGTTCTACAGCGACCGCTAGGCAAAAGAATGTTCGGTAACCGCTACTTCGCACCAAGGTACTTCGCAGACCGCTACTACCCACCGGTGGCGATCGTGGTGCCCCCGGAACCGGAACAGCCGGCGGTAGCCGGTGGCGTCCGGTTCTTCGCGCCTCGTGCCGTCCGCGGTTGGGCGAGAGTGGTCGCTCCTGCCGCGGAATGCCGCATCACCGCCCAAGTTGTGGCCCCGGCCATCCTGAGCGCCGAATGCCGTGCCCCCGCCGCGCTCCTCGATGGCATCGCGTGGGCTACTACACCGGCCACGCGCATCCGGGCCGAAGACGAACTTCTCCTGCTCGGCCTCCTCTAAACCGCTAACCCCGCCTCAATCCCACGCTTCCGGGTGTGAAGACGTTTCGCAAGAGTCTGCCCTTCGAACTGAAGGCGAGCAGCACGGGCGAGTTCCGTGCCGTCTTCGCCACGCTCAACGTCATCGACCACGATGGCGATGTCACCGTGCCCGGTGCGTTCAAGGATGGCGCTGAAGTCATCGTCGGCTCCTTCGGCCACAAGACGGCGGACCTGCCGGTGGGCAAGGGCATCATCCACGCGAACGACCGGGAAGCCGCGGTCGAAGGGCAATTCTTCCTCGACACCCAGCCGGGTAAGGACACCTACCAGACGGTGAAGAACCTCGGCGGGCTGGGCGAGTGGAGCTACGTGTTCAGCGTCCTGAAGCAGAGCTTCGGCGAGCAGGAGGGGCGCCAGGTGCGCTACCTCGAGGACATGAAGGTGTTCTCGGTCGACCCGGTCCTCGCGGGCGCGGGCATCGATACGCGCACCACGGATATCAAGTCGCTGGGCTTCGCCGAACACGGCGAGGAGGTCGCCGCCCTCGTGGAGGCGTACCTGGCGCGAGTGAAGGAACGGACGGCCATCCGTGGGACGGAAGGCCGGAGTTTGTCGGTTGCCAACTTGGCGAGCCTGGGTGAATTGGCGGAGTCGCTGAAGAACCTGTCGGGCGAGCTGGGGCAGTTGCTGCGGCCGAAAGCGAACGACGAGCTGGAGCTGGCATACCTCGCCGCCCAGCGCATTCTCGCCGGACTCCCGGCATAGGAGAAAAGCAGTGGTCTTCCAGGTAACAGTCGAAAACGAAGCCATGGCGGCGGGCCTCACCGAACCGATGGCGCGCAAGGCAATGGCCGAACGTGCCGAGGCGCTTCACGCCATCTTCGAAGAGGCTGGTAAGGAACTCGACCCCACGAAGGTCAAGAGCCACGCCTTCAAGGACGGGGCCGATATGGCCACGTTCATCCGGAACGCGAACGCCGAACTCAGCATCATCGGCAAGCGCGTCGGCGAGTTCGACGAACTCGACAAGATCCGCACGGACAACCAGAAGCGGCTCGATACCGGCAAGACCTTCCGGAGCGACCCCGGCGCGTGGGCCCCGAAGGGTGACGCCGCAGCCGAGCGCCCGGTCGTCAAGTCCCTCGGCCAGCTCTTCGCGGAATCGAAGGCGCTCCAGGCCGCGAAGGACCACCAGGTCGGCAACTTCACCCTCGAAGACGCCGATGCCAAGCAGCTCCTCCAGATGAAGGCGAACTTCGTCACGACCGCCGGCTGGGCGCCTGAATCGCTCCGCACCGGCACGGTCATCCCGGACGAGCAGCGCGAGATCGAAGTCCTCGACAAGATCCCGATGCTGCCGACGGGCATGGCGGCCGTGGTCTACATGGAAGAGACCACGTTCACCAACGCCGCGGCCGAACGTGCTGAAGCCGCCGCCTACGCGGAATCCGCGTTCGCGCTCACCCAGCGTTCCGTCACCGTGCGCAGCATCGGCACGAGCCTCCCTGTCTCGGATGAGCAGCTCGAGGACGAAGCCGGCGTCCAGGCCTACCTGGACCAGCGGCTGATGTTCGCGGTCCGCCAGCGCGTGGATAGCCAGGTGCTCGTCGGCGATGGGATCGCCCCGAACCTCGCGGGCACCATCAACGTGGCCGGCATCAACACCCAGGCGCTGGGCGGCGACACCGTCCTCGATGCGTTCTACAAGGGTCTCGACCTCGTGCGCGTCACGGGCCGTGCGGTCCCCTCCGTCTTCTTCGTCCACCCGACGGACTTCCAGCCGGTGCGCCTGCTGAAGACCGCCGACGGTATCTACATCTGGGGATCGCCCTCGGATGCGGGCCCGGAACGCGTGTGGGGCTTGCCTCTCGTGCTGACCACGGCCGTCACCCAGAACACCGCGCTGGTGGGCGACTACGCCCGCTTCAGCGGCCTGTTCATCCGCAAGGGCGTCGAAGTCCAGACCGGCTACGTGTCGGCGAACTTCACGAACGGGCTGGTCACCCTCCGCGCCGGGATGCGGGCCGCGATGGTCCACTACCGCCCGAGCGCCTTCACGCAGATCACCGGCATCTAAGTCGGCACCCCCTCCTGAGGTTGGCCGGGATTCACCACCCGGCCGGCCCCAACCACCGCACACACCGAGGAGATCCCGATGGCCGTCAACCGCAACACCGATACGCTTTCCGGGGGCGCGCCCGAACGGACCATCAGCCGCGACGTGCTGGTGTCCTCGGCGCAGATCCTCGCCATGTTCGCCACCCCGGTCGAAATCGTGCCCGCCCCGGGCGCGAACTTCGGCCTCGTGTTCGAAGGCGCGCAGCTGCACAAACCGGCCGGCACCGCCTACGCGGGCATCGCCGCCGGCGAAGACATCACGATCAAGTACACGAACCAGGCAGGCGCGGAAGTCGGCTCGGCGGAGACCACGGGTTTCCTCGACCAGGCGACGGCGCAGAGCCGTTACATCCGCCCGCAAACCGCGGCCTCGGGTGTTTCGGACAAGACCCCGGTCGCCAACGCAGCCCTCGTCATCGCCCACCTCGTTGGCGAAATCACGACCGGCAACAGCGCGCTGCATGTCCGCGTCTGGTATCGCATCGTCCCGATGTTCGCCTTCGCGAGCTAACGCGATGGCGTTCACCATTCACCAGCAGGAGAAGCCCGACATGTACATCAGCGACAAGCGCCTCTACCTCACGGCCGATGGCAAGGTCACCGAAGACCCGGCCGAGGCCAGCGGTGGGCGCTTGCTCGTCGGCATCGGCGGCGAACTCTCGCACGAGGAAGCCGAACGGTACGGCCTGACCGGTTCGAAGGCTGAGAAACCGGCCGAGAACAAGGCTCGCAAGGGGACCGCCGACAAGGCCGCGGAGTAACCGATGGCAGTCATCGAACGCGTGGGCGCTGGCCGCATCCTCCGGGGCGCGGCCGGTTCGCTCGAAATCACGGTCTACTCGGACGGGACGCCAACGGACCCCACGCTGGCGTCTGTTGCCGTGGTGGACGGCCAGGGCAACGTGGTGACGACGGGCGCGGCGGCGATCGTCGGTTCGAGCAGTGGGCGCGTGACCGCCAGCGTCGATGACGCGCAGACGGCGGAAGTGAAGATACTCACCGCCACCTGGACGCTCACCGTCGGCGGCAACTCCCAGACGTTCGTCACCACGCACGAAGTGATCGGCGATTTGCTGTTCAGCGAAGCCGAGCTGCGCGCCTTCGACGGCGGCGCACTGGCCAGCGGGACTACCTACACGGACGCCGCGATCGGGACGATGCACGAACTGGTGCGCGACGCGTTCGAGCAAATCTGCCACGTCGCGTTCGGCGCGCGGTTCAAGCGCGACTACTTCGACGGAGACGGCTGTTCCACGCTCTGGCTGCGGGACATGCAGGTGCAGAGCGTCCTCGCCGCGGCCATCCGGACAGCCGGCAGCACCACGTGGACTGACCTGACGGCGGGCGAACTGGCGGACCTGCTGGTGTCACCGAACGGCCGCGTGATCCGCGACAGCCTCGGCGCGTGGACCTCTGGAAACCGGAACATCCGCGTGGACTACGTGTACGGCTACCAGCCGGTCCCGTTCGAAGTGAAGCGCGCGGCGATGTGGGTGGCGCGCAACTACCTCGCGGGATCGAACGTCCCGCGCAACGCCATCAGCCAGGTGGACGAACTCGGCACCTTCCGGCTGGCGGTGCCGGGCGAACGCGGCAGCTGGTTCGGCATCCCGGAGGTTGACCGCGTGCTGCGGGACTACCAGGCGCGCAACCGCATCCCGGGGATCGGCTGATGTCCACGGTCACGAGCACGATCCACGCGGCGATGAACGCGTTCGTGGACGGGTTGCTGGCGCGGGCGAACATCATCAGCGGCGGCGTCCAGGTCGCGAGCGCGCCGCTCGGCAGCGACACAGCGCGGTTCGAAAGCATCCAGCTTTTCGACGTCCCGAACGCGGAGCAGTCGTGGGGGATGCTGGGCAACCGGCGAAGGGACGAGGAGTACACGCTGCACGGCGCCATCTGGGTGTTTCGTGCGGGCAAGGGCGAATCGGTTATCCGTGACGTGCGTGCCCGGGCGTTCGAGCTGCTCGGCGAAATCGAAGACTACCTGCGCACCGACCCGAGCATCGGCGGAACCACGAAGGTCAGCGAACTCTCACGCTACCCGCTAGACCAGGGCGCGAACGAAGAGGGCCGGTGGGCCCAGATCGACTTCGATGTGCTCTGCAAGAAAGACCTGAGGAGCAGCTGAAATGCGGATTGTGTACGTGGGCGGGTTCGACGAAGTGGAAGTGCCGTACGTCGAAAACGGCACGCCGAAGTGGTTCACCGTCAGGAACGGCGAGCCGGCGGAATGCCCGGACGAGCTGGCCGTGAAGCTGCTCGAGCAGGGCGACATCTGGCACGAATCGCCAGCGAAGGCCGGGCGAAAGACTGAGGCCATCACACCCGCGGGGTAACAGGCGATGGTCATCGCAACGGGCATTAGCGCGCAGGTCGGCGCCAAAGCCGAATCGGTCTACGGGACGCCCGTCACGGTGGACCGGTTCTGGGAGTTCGTCTCCGAGGGCATCAAGCACGACATCTTCAAAGTGACCGGGAAGCAGATCGGCGCGGGCCGGTTCCTGCGCAACGACCGGGTGAAGACGGTGCTGCGCGGCGCTGGCGGCCCGGTGGACTTCATCGTCCTGAACAAGGGCTTCGGGCTGCTGATGGAGCACTCGATCGGCCAGAACACGATTTCGGGCGCGGGCGCGAACAAGACGCACACCATCATCCCAGACGCGCTCGCGCTGCAGGGCAAGAGCCTCACCTTCCAGGTGGGCCGGCCGGACATCGGCGGCACGGTGCGGCCGTTCACGTACGAAGGCGGGAAGGTCACCGAGTGGGAGTTCAAGTGCGCGGTGGACCAGCCGCTGCACTTCATCCCCACGTTCGACTTCGAAAACGTCCTCACGGCCACAGGGCTGGCGAGCGCGAGCTACCCGTCCACGCAGGAGATGTTCATCTTCAGCGAAGGCGCGCTCACCATCGGCGGCACCACCACGTTCGTGAAAGAAGCGAGCATCAAGGGCAACAACGGCCTGGTGACAGACCGGCGCGGGCTGACGAACACGAAGAAGGAACCGCTGGCGCGCGGCCTCGAGGACTACCTGACGGGCAACCTCGTCTGCGAATTCGAGGACCTGACGGCGTACGCGGCCTGGCTCGCCGGCACGCAGGCGCAGCTGGTGCTCACGTTCACGCTGGCGACGGTCATCCCGACCACGGCGGTGCCGTACTCGCTGACCATCACCATTCCGGCGATCGAGTACACCGGGGAGACGCCGAACGTCGCGGACGAGGGGATCGTGATGATGCCGCGGCCGTTCCGGGGGCTGTACAACGGCAGCAACCCGATCATCACGGTCGCGTACGTCACCAGCGACACGGTGAGCTGATGGCGTCGGAGCGCGTCAAGGACTTCAGCCAGATCACGGAAGTGAAGGGCCTGCGCGAGCTCAACGCGGAGATGAAGCGCGCGGGCCCGGAGATGGCGAAGAAGCTCCAGGACGTGAACAAACAGCTCGTGCAGCGTGTGGCGGACCGCGCGCGCTCGAACTTCTACCGGACGGTGCCGGGGCGGCAGCGCAGCGGCGACCAGCCGCGGCGCCCGGGGCGTGGGAGCGTGGGGAGCTCGCGGGATTCGATTCGCGCTTCAGCAAGTGGGCAGCAGGCGAAAGTCATCGCGGGTGGAGCGAAAGCGCCGGCGTTCTTCGGGCACGAATTCGGCGGCGGCGCGCGGCCGCGGACGCGGCAATTCCCGGTGCACCGTGGGCGCGAGGGGTACGTGGTGTACCCGGAAGTGCGCCGGGCGCGTGAGAGCGCGGAGAAGGACTGGAACGAGATATTCGACGAGGTGTTCCCGGAGTGAAGCTGACACTGGATTTTGACGAGCTGACGGTGGGCGATATCGAGGACTTCGAAGCGGCCTGCGGCATCGACATCACGGCGATCGGGCCGGGGAACATGCCGACGAAGGCGCTCGCCCCGCTCATCTGGATCACGGAGCGGCGTCGCAACCCTGAGTTCACGCTCGAGGATGCGCGGCGGGTGAAGTTCAGCGAGCTGGAGTACGGCGGCCCCCCGGCCGGGGCCGGGCCAGCCGGTTCGAACGCTGGATCCCGGCCTTCGCCAAGTTCTACGGGTACACCCCGGCGGAAATCCGCGCGCTGAGTTTCGCGGACTTCACGCTGCTCGCCGGGTTCATCAAAGGGGCGGTTGAGGCGAATCGTTAGCACGGCGCGCGCCCCACGTTTGGGGCTGCGATGGCCAGCCGAACGCTCGAAATCACCTTCATCGGCAACCCGAAGCCCGTCCAGGACGCCTTCGACAAGGTGGGCCAATCGAGCGACGGGTTCTCCGCGAAAATCAGCGGGGCGAAGGGCGCCCTGGGCGGTGTCGCGGAGGTTGCCGGCGGCATCGTCGCGGCCGGTGCGGTTCAGCAAATCGGCGGGTTCCTCATCGATGCCGGGAAGGCGGCGGCGGAAGACGCGGCGGCCACCGCTCGGCTGGAGCAGGCGCTGCGCAACAGCAGCGGTTCGTTCGATGAGAACCTGAAGAAGGTCAACGACCGCATCGACGCGGGGCAAAAGCTCGCGTTCAGCGATGACGACGTGCGCGACAGCTTCCAGAAATTGCTGGCGGCGACGGGCGATACGGACGAGGCGCTGAAGCGCCAGGCGCTGGCAATGGACCTGGCGCGTGGGGCGGGCATCCCGCTGAGCCAGGCGTCGACCCTGCTCGGGAAGGTCACCGCCGAGAACGTCGAGGTGTTCAAGCGGATGGGCATAACCATCGGCGAGGGTGCATCGGAGGCGGAGGCGTTCGCGGCAATTCAGGCGAAGTTCGGCGGGCAGGCGGATGCCTACGCGAAGAGCACGGCGGGGCAGTTCGAGCAGGCAAAAATTCGAATGGGCGAACTCAAGGAACAGCTCGGCG